TAAACACCAGCTAATTGAGCCGCTCAGGCTACAACTAGATGGTGGGTAATCGTAAAGGCAGCTCAACTCGTGTAACTACCCATTGGTTGACCAACTGCATAACGCAGTTTGTCTCCCTCTGGAGTTAGAAATTCACGAGTTACCAAAAGGTTTCTTCAAGCATCTCCAAATCAGTAAGATTTAATTAAATCATGATTTTTCGAAAAAAGTCATGTAATTAACTTCTGTTGAAGATGTATCGGAAATCGATCAGTAGCACTTGAAAGATCAAGGGAATGATAAGAATCTTTTCCCGTTCAATTTGTATGAGGGTCCTGAGTAAAAGTCCTATCAGTACTCAAACTTCCCAATAATTTGAGAAGTTGTGAGTGTATAGGCTTTAATGTAAACTGAGTAAAATAGTCTGAAATGGCTATGATTCTCTTTTTACATTCAGGATCATCCACAATACTTAATCTACCTGTGGATCTATGTGATTCGGATTTATCCTTATCAACTTTTAGATTTCCAGTAGGTAAAATTAATGTATTGTGTTTAACAAATGAATAAAAACGACCAATATGTCTAACAAAGAATTCATTATTATTAATTAAAGTGTGCAACCATTTAAGTTGATCAGCTCTAATTCATTTTATTGTATATAAAATGGAAAGAATTGACGGACCGTGAGGTCCCTGCTTTAAACTAATAAAGAAATCCTTTGTAGTATATTCGTGTTGTTTTAAACTAAGATTATTGTCAGTTATTCATTTATTAATAAATCATGATGGAACCGTATAAAAACGTTTCTTACATGGATTTGTAATAGAAGAATAATCTGCTTTAATAACTTCATCTTTCTTAGGAGTAATTGTTCTTGAAATATTCATAAGAGTTAAACAAAATTTAATCTTAGTAATATTCCCAGAATCAATATACTCTTTAAGAAATATGAACTTAGTCGGGAAACCTTTAATTGTTGAAATGAAATGGTCATTTACCAAAATTGGCTTACCGCATAAGTATCTTGTAATTAACAATCTACTTTGCTTTAAGTAATTAACAGTAAATTTAGTACCATTCAATTTTAACATTTTAAAGATTATCTTAAAAGTTTTCTTGATAGCATCTATATCTGAGATACCAAAAACAAAATTGGTTAATCTCACTATTATGATGAATAATTTATTATTTATCATGATTAAGGTATAGATTGATACTATATGCAGAACCCCTCGAACACTTATGTTCTTGTGGGCCCCATCCCCTATAGAAGGTGATGGTCTGTGTCATTATAGAACTCCAGAGTTAACCAGACTTTAACATTAAATAATTAAGAACTAATTATTTAAGTTATGGTACCTGGAAATGTTATGAAAATAACATTCTCTGTTTTAGCTATAATGTTTCTAGTATTGCTATTGGCTGTCTCACACTTACTCAATCCTTTCCAAATGGATTAAGGTTATGTGTCCCTTGGATATATTTTTATATACCCAAGTAGGATTAGACAGGATACTAAACCCTTACGGGTTGTACCACAAACGAGGAAGTTATTACTAACTTATTGGTTGCACATCAATTAGTTTTGATGTGAGAGCCTCGGCTCTGATATTGGAT